GTAAAAACCACTAAGATTCTTAACCCTGGAACTGAGAATGAAGAGCAAATAACGGTATCATCAAAACCTAACCCATGGGTTGCGATTCAAACACAAACGGCCCACACGATGGCTCAATTAGCCATGAAGCTAAGGTTGTGCGTAAATTCGAGAATAAAGCACAACGAGGAACGTGGCGGAAAGGCTAAGTCTAAATCTGCTAGAAGAGGCCTCATGTTTGGGGATAATCAATGAACTATGGTTCCATCTATTCTAAATTCATAGAATCAAGAAGGGAGCGGCAGCTGTCCAAAGATGATTTTGTTGAGCGTCATCATATTATTCCAAGGTGCATGAATGGTAGTGACGATGATTCAAACATGATCAGTCTGACTCCAGAAGATCATTTCTTTGCCCATTTGCTTTTAGCCAAGACCTACGATACTCGACCTTTATGGGGAGCATTGGTTCTGATGGCAAGTAATATCGAGAATGCATCGTGGCCGTATTCCAAAAAGCATAGGGTGGGATTTGGTATAGCGCGAAGAAGATTTTTTGAATTAAACAGAGGAAACACTCATCCAAGAGCAGATTTGACAGGGTATATTTTCTATCACATGGATGGAGAAAAATTTAAAGGAACGCGAATTGATTTTGAGAGAGAAAAACTAGTCCCCCCAGCATCTGTTAATGCAATGATTTTAGGACTAATAACCCATTGTTGCGGATGGTCAATAAGTCCTATCAATAAATCAGAGTATCTTGCAGCGAGGAGTGAAACCTCAAGAAAAAACGGGAAGAATTTAAAAGGATTTATAAGGGACAAAAAGAAGTATACTTTTTTTAATAGGGATTTGAATCTGGAGGTTTCATCTACTCAATCGGAAATGGTGTCGCTTGGGTATCTCAGCAAAAACGCCGTAAGTGCTTTAGTGAATGGCAAAAGATTGTTGAGCAATGGATGGGTCTTATCTGAGAAGAAAGATTTTGCCTATGACGCTGCATTTAAAATTGGAGCCTATGGCGTCAATTATAATTCTAACCAATATGATTTTGTTAATGATGAACTAGGAATAACCAGAACGACCACAATATGGGATATGGGTCGAAAGTTCAATAATGGAGACGGTCGCCCATTTGGAGAAGTGGCAAGCGGAAGAAGAAAATCTTTTCGTGGATGGAGGCTTTCAATTACTGATCCCAGAAAAGTAAGGACGCTGAACAAAATCCATATCTTTAAGCATCCAATAAATGGAACAGTCGCATGCACACAGTCTGATTTAGCTAAAAAATACAACATTCATCCTGTATTAGTATCAAGAACTGTAAGAGGGTTGGTGAGATCTACAAATGGATGGGTTGTTGTGAAATGAGCAAATCAAAAAAGCCAGATCAAAAAGTAATAGACTTCATCGAAACACTACGGGTCCCTGATGGTACAAGCGTCGGTAGACCTTTGATTCTAAGGTCATGGCAAAAGGACATGATTCGAGATGTTTATGGGCCACGCAATGAAAGTGGTAGGAAAAAAGTTAGGCAGGCCGTTTTTTCAGCGGGAAGAAAGAATGGAAAAACCGCTTTTGTAAGCTCGATTTGCCTGGCACACCTTTGTGGCCCCGAAGCTGTTACGAACGGTCAACTTTTTTCAGTGGCATTTGATAGAGAGCAAGCTTCCATACTTTTTAAATACATGACAGCTATGATTTTAATGGATGAAGAGCTTTCTGATCGGCTAAATGTGATTGAATCAAGGAAGAAAGTTGTTGATAGGGTGAGTGGTTCAGAATTCTCGGCCCTATCTAATGAAACCAAAGGAAAACACGGTAAAAGTTCATCCTTCATAGCCTACGATGAGCTTGCACAATTCGGTGCCGACCGTGGCTTGTACGATGTAATGCACACTTCAACCGGAGCACACGAAGACCCAATAGAATGGGTTTTTTCAACTCAAGCTCCCAATGATATTTCAATTCTTTCCGAGTTAATAGATTATGGGAAAAAAGTCAATTCAGGGGAAATAAGAGACGATACATTTAAGCTGTTTTTGCATGAAGTCCCAAAGGATACAGAAGATATATGGGATGAAAGCACATGGATACTAGCGAATCCAGCACTCGATGATTTTAGATCGTTGGCTGAAATGAGAGATTTTGCCGATAAGGCAAAGCATATGCCTTCCGCTGAGTCCACTTTCAGGAATTTGTATCTAAACCAAAGGATCGACTCCGCAGCACATTTTATCTCTCCGACAGTTTGGAGGGCTTGCGGTGATGAGGTGGACCTTGGAACATTCGAGGACAGAGAATGTTATGGAGGGCTTGACCTATCCTCAAAAAATGACCTAACAGCCCTTGTCTTTACGGCTGAAGCCGATGATGGAGTGCATGATACTTTATGCTACTTTTGGACTCCTGCGGATTCACTGAAAGAGAGAGAGCGACGCGATAAGGTGCCTTATTGTTTGTGGAGAGATCAGGGATTTCTGGAAGCCAAGCCAGGCAAAGTGATTGATTACGGATGGGTAGCAAGGAAAATAGGCAAGCTAACCGGGTTCCTTCGTATAGGATGGATACGGTTTGACAGGTGGCGCATTGCTGACTTGCAACGCGAACTCATAGACGCCGGGGTCGATTGTTGGATTGATGGTATTGATTGGAAAGCTGGAGACAAACCCACTATGCCAGATGGGATAAGGCTCATTCCGCATGGACAGGGATTTAAAGACATGAACCCAGTAGTTGAACGTATTGAAGATCTTCTAGCGGAGCAACGGATAAGGCATGGAAATCATCCAGTTTTAACCATGTGTGCATCCAATGTTAGAATCCAAAGCGACCCAGCAGGGAATAGGAAATTCGATAAGCTAAAAAGTACGGGGAGAATCGACGGAATGGTAGCTCTTGCTATGGCCTTGAATCCAGCTCTTACAACAATTCCTAAAGAGACATCATTTTGGGAGAGCGTTGGTTAATGCAAGAGCACAGGTGCCAGCGATGCAATAAGCTCTTATTCCGTGGCGAAGCCGTCCAAATAGAGATTCAGTGCCCACGATGCAAGCTGATGCAGATGGTAGGCACTGGATCATTGAGCGCTTTCGCGCCTCGTGTAGGTGAGCGTAGGGTGTTAAAAAGTGTTTTTGTCGTAAAATAGGCAAAATTCGCCTTGACATTGCGTGAAATTATGGCATAGTTTTTGCCAAACTCAGTAAGAACCTCATGAAGGTCTGTCCATGCAGCGATGCAGGATGGGCCTTTTTTATTTTGGGAGCGTGGATGAAACTGTTTAAAGGGCTATTTAGACGCAAAAAACAGCCACAAAACGCGGCT